ACGCAATGCGAAGCGTCATAGTCAAGTCGCTAGCAAAAATCTTGCTAGATGCGGATTCGTCGCCACGGGAAAAGACAGCAGCGGCAAAAGCTTTGATGGCGGCGGATTCCTTGAACGTCCAGCAAGAAAGGATGGATCAAGCAGATGAACACGAACGCAGGCAGCGATTGGTGGAACTCGCTCGACAACTCAGCCCTGGAGAAGTTGCTAGGCTCTCGGCTGAATCAGGTGTCGTTGTCGATGGTTTCGTCGTCGATGATTACGACGCCGAAGAAATCGAAGGACGCGGAGAGGATGGCCCGAAAGAGGGCAGCGGAACGTGACATAGCGATCAACCCGCCTCTAGATCCTGCTCGTCGGCTCAAGTGCGAGTCTGATCCTGCTTTGTGGCTCTCGACCTACTTTCCCGAAAAGTTCTTCGAGGGATGGACTGAGGATCGCTTGGCGATGGTGCATTCCATTATCGACGCTGCTCGTTACGGCGGGGATCAATCGATTGCAGGGCCACGGGGCGAGGGCAAGACGACGCTTGCTATCCTCACGGCTCTATACTTGATGGTGCGCGGTTTATCGACGTTTCCCGTCGTCATCGGCAAAAACGCAGACAAAGCGAAAAAGGAAGTGCGGGACATCGTTGAGCAACTGCAGCAGAACGAAATCTTTGCGGCTGATTACCCTGAAATCGCCATCCCGTTTCAAGCTGTCGGCGGTTGGTCGAGCCGGGGGAGGATGCAGACTTGCGGCGGAATGCCTACCAATATCGTCATCGGGCCTGAGTTCTTTGTGTTCCCGACGATCGGCAGAGATCAGCTACCAGGCTGGCCGGCAGAGATCGAGCCTGCTTCGTGCGGTCAGGTGCTTTACTCTTTGGGCATCGATGGAGCGATTCGGGGGACTAAGTATCGAAGCAGACGGCCAACGCTTGCCATTATCGACGACATCGAGGATAGGGAAGCGGCGGCGAGCGAAACGACGATCGAGAAGAACGAGGAGGTAATCGAACAAGACATTGCAGGGTTAGGTCAGTCATCGGAGCGGATCCCTCGGGTGATGCTTTGTACGATCCAGAATCGAAAGTGCATTGCCTTCAAGTACACCGATCCGAAGATCAAGCCATCTTGGAGGGGCAAGCGATACCGCAAGCTCGTTACCAAGCCGGATCGGATGGACTTAATCGAGAAGTACATCGACATGAGAAAGGGACGCAAGGACGACGATCCTGACGCTAGGGAGGCTTTCCAGTTCTGGCGTGACAACCAAAAGGACATCGAGCGGGGATCTGTCGTTAGCAATCCGAATAGCTACAGCAAGAAGACGCACAGCGACGGCGAACCGATGGAACTGTCAGCGGTGCATAGCTACTTCAACAGGGTGGCAGACAGAGGGCAGAAAGCGGTTTCGACCGAAGATGACAACGATCCACCAGAGCAGGCAGGGCCAATGGGCCTTGGGATCACTCCTGCTTTGGTCGAGTCGCGGATAAGCGGTTTGGTACGTCGTCAGTTGCCAGCTAATACGGTGGCACTTACGGCGGCGATTGACCTTGGCAAGTATTACCTTCATTGGGTCATAACTGCTTGGTGGCATGGTGCAGGCGGCGTTGTGGCCGATTACGGCATCCAGCAGGTTTACGGGACGGACAAGAGCATGAATCACGAAGCCAGCGAGCCTATGATCTATCAGGCTCTATTGAGCCTTCGGGACGAGTTGTTAACCAAAGAATTCAGCGACACAACAGGCACTCGGCGAACGATCGATTTTTGCTTTGTCGATTCGGGTGCATTCACGAACGCGGCTTACCAGTTCTGTCGTGAGGTTGGCGGGATCTTTCACCCATCGAAAGGTCAAGATCCGTACCATCGAAAAGCGAAGTCCACATCAACAACGATCGCAGGGGCCAATCTACACGCTCAAAAGCTTCCTTCGTCGAATGTTTGGCTTTACGAGCTCGATACAAGCTATTGGAAGCAATTCATCCATGAAAGGTTTATGACTCCGACTTTCGACGAATCGAACATGCTTCGTCGCGGTTCGCTCTCGTTGTTCGCACTTGAGGAAGAACGCAGACACTCGCAGTACTCGCAGCATATCGCAGCGGAAGAACTGGTAACGAAGTTTACTGAGGGCAAGGGGGCTAAGACCTACTGGATGGTCAAGGATTCAAATAATCACTGGCTTGATGCAACTTACATGGCGGCGGCGGCTAGTGAGGCTTGCGGCGTAAAGCTGATTGCTCCAAGTGAGATCGAGGTACAACCGAAGCACGTTAGCGGCGATCAGCAAAAGCAAACAAAGCCAGCACAGCAAGCCTACAGGCATGGCCAGCAAAGATTCAAGCAACGTCAAGGCGGATGGATTCCCAAGAGGAGAGGTTGATATGGCGAAGAAACTAAAGCGAAACGAAAAACCGACAACGCAAGAGATTGTTGAGCCGGTTACTACGGTTGAAGCAGTAGCGATCATCGAAGCCCCGATCCCCCGCGAAGATGAAGCAAGGCCTTGCACTCTTTGCGAATCGCGACGACCTATCGGAACGAGCTACAGCAGGGTTTATTGCACAAAGGCAAACGTTCGATATTGCAAATGCACCTACTGCGGGCACACTTGGGCGCAAGAGCGTAAATAATTTGTCTCTGTGTACTAATGGGATAGTACAGGCATATTCCAACGGTCGGCTCTCCATGCAATCCTTTGTGCATGGCATCAGCGGCAAGTCTGTTAGCACTCATCGACGCAGCTATTGAGGCTCTCTTAACCGGAGGGGCTCAACAGTATTCTATTGGCTCAAGGACGGTTACAAAGCTTGACCTGGCGTCGTTAATGGAACAGCGAAACAAGCTACTCCATCAAGTCCAACGCGAAACCGGATCGGGCGGAATCTCCCTCGGTAGAATCGTAGGGGGTGGTCGATGATTGATCGATTCATCGATTCAGTGGTATCGGCGGTAAGTCCGATTGCAGGATTGCGACGGCAAGCAGCCAGGAAAGCCCTCGCACGATCGTACCAAGGGGCCGAACCATCTAGGGTCAGCAGCAACAAGAATCCGAAAAACCTACCGGCTGACCAAGAACTGATGGGGCCATTCGGGGCCGATAAGCTTAGGGCGTGGGCAAGGCTTTTGGTTCGAGATAATGCTTACGCTTGGGGCGTAGTCGATACGATCGTTTCATCGGTAATCGGTGCGGGCATCCAAGCCCAAAGCACCTATGAGACTCCTGAAGGCGATGACATCGAGGACATAAACGACCTGCGAGATAAAGCTTGGTCGGAGTGGTCGGAAGTTGCCGACGTCAACGGCAGGTTAACGCTTGAAGAAATTCAGATCATCGCTCTTCGCGAAATGGTCGAAGCGGGCGAAGTGCTGATTCGGATTGTCAATCTACCATCGACGGAATATCGCGGAATCTCTCGACCAATTCCGATGGCTCTTGAGATCATCGAGGCCGACAGGCTAGCGACCGATCGCGATACCTACACGATGGGCATCGATCGCAAGGATGGTACGCGAGTGATTCGCGGCATCAAGGTTGACGAGTACGGCAAGCCTCTTGCGTACATGATCTATGACGATCATCCTCTACAGCCTTACGCAGTCAGCCGAACCCCAAAGGAAATCCCAGCCAGGGAGATTATTCACCTGTTCCGCCAAGATCGAGTAGGTCAAACGCGGGGCGTGACTTGGTTCGCTCCAGCGTTGGCATCAATCAGGGATCTTGGAACGTATCTCGACAACGAGCTACAAGCCTCGGCGATTGCATCCTGCTTTACCGCAGCGATCAAGACCGAGACGCCAATGGGCAACTTGAGCAACCCAGAAGCGGGAAGCGGAAGCGACAGAAACGGAAACCGTGAGCGATACCTAGAGCCTGGGCTAATCTTTGATCTTAACCCGAATGAATCGGTTGAGGTCATCAATCCAACCAGGCCAAACAACAGCGCGGGCGAGTGGACGAAAGTAATCCTTCGAGGTATCGCGGTAGGTACGGGGCTGTCCTATGAGGTTGTTGCCCGCGACTACTCGCAGACTTCCTACAGTTCGAGCCGAACAAGCCAGCTAGAAGATCGTCGGCGGTTCCGAATCATTCAGAAATACATGATTCGGCACTTGCTACAGCCTGTTTGGGATCGCTTTTGTGACGCAGCGACCCGAAGCAGCCTCGACGGTTTCCCTTCGCCTGTTGACCTGTTAAGCGATCGCAGGCGGTTTACTCCTGTCGAATGGCAGACTCCTAAATGGGAATGGGTGGATCCAGGCGTTGAGCAACAGACAAGCGAATCGGGCATCAATTCGTTTACCGCGACCTACTCGGAAGTCCTCGGGGCCCAGGGGCTCAACTTCCGAACGGTCT